ACTATTATTGATGGTTTGCAGAGTGCTGTGAATGTATGCTATAATGTAGACAGCAAAGAAGAAGAAACTGAGAAGTCCTATCCTTATGCGGTAGGATACTCTGAAAGTGTGATGAAGTTCATCATTCAAGATCTTCAACGATTGGTGGAGACAGTCTAAGAACTGACACTCTACCATCACAAACCAACCTTAAATCTGTTAGACTCTACTCAAACAACTCACTTCATTATGGCAACTGTTGCACTGAATCCTTTTGTTTGTCAGTATTGGGATGCCATTGCTTGTAATCCTGATAATTGGACATATGAACCTAGCACTTATGGTGTTTCTGGTGTTGAATTGATTGATGACATCCACATGAAACTGTGGGAAGATCTTTCTCACTGGAAGAATCCCGGTCGAGCAAATGGTGTTGACCTTGCTAAGGTTGAAGAACTGAAAGAGGATATTCAATATATTGGAATCCGTCTTGATGCTCCCGTTATCTACTATGATGTAGACACCGAAGAAACAATCAACGGAGATCACCGATTCACTGTATCCTCTATCCTAGATATTCCTGGATGGATGTGTCAAGCAGTTCGATTCGAAAGTGATGCTGCCAAAGTGCGTTTTGCAACAGCATCTAACATCAAGAAGAAAGATATTTACAATCCGATTTCTGCTGCGGATGTAAATGCTGCAGTGCGAGAGCTTATCTATCTCGGTGCGATTGTAACTGATGATCAAATCAAATCAGAGACTCGATTCCTTGGTAAAGGTGCAATCTCTGAGAGTGCAATCAAGGAAATCTTTAACAAGATTATCATCGAACGTGTGGTATCTGGTAAGTCTGACGGAGCAGAACGGTTCCAATCTTGGAATGATGATCGACTGCCAGTTTTCTTTAATAATGCCACTGATGAATGGGTAGATGATTATTGGAACAACGAGAGTGAATATACCATGTATGTGAACATGGGCAACTTTGGTTCTCGTTGGGGTAGTATTATTTCCCTTGCATCTCAAGCAGTAATTTCAAACAAACCCATCCACTTTATGTTCTCAGTTAAACTGATGGCAAATGAGAGTTTGGATACAACTCGATCTAAAGTCTTTAGTGATAAACTAGCTCAACTCGAACAAAAACTTTGCTCTCTCTTTGGTTTGGATGCCAACCGACACAAATTCATGCTCCCTTGGCATCACTCAGAGTGCGAGCATCGATTCCTTCCGCAGGACAATCGGAAAGAAGAGTTTACCAAATTGGTGAAAATTTGATAGAGTAAAAGTTACTCACCTCCAAAGTGTACCTACAGTATGACCGCAAATATGATGAACATTCAACTCCGTCCGACCCAAAAACGTTGTGATGTTGCTATTCAAAAGAACAACAAAGGTATCATCTGTGCTGTTACGGGTGCAGGTAAAACTCTTGTTGGTGTTGCTGATACTGTGCGCGAGTTTGCATCAGAAACTCCTAAGACTGTTGTTGTGGTTAGTCCTCGGATTCTCCTGGCAGAGCAACTTTCTCACGAATACCTTGAGTTTATCACTAATGCAAAGGTATTTCATTGCCACAGTGGAGAAACACACTGGGAATCTTCTACTCGTCCCTATGAGATTCGTAATTGGGTGAATACTCATAAGGATTCGCACAAACTTATCTTCACCACTTATCACTCTCTCTCCCGACTCCAGCAGGCAGAGATTGAAGTTGATACAATTCATATGGATGAAGCACATAATAGTGTGCAAAAGCATTTCTTTCCTGCTGTAGAGTATTTTTCCAAGACTGCAAAGAGATTCTATTCCTACACTGCAACTCCTAAGAACTCTAATGTTGTTGGCAAACCTGGAATGAACTGGGGTGAAGTATATGGACAAATCATTGCAAATGTCTCTGGTCCTGAGATGGTTCGTGGAGGTTACATTGTTCCTCCTAAAGTAGAAGTCAAGCAACTTCCTATGGTTAAAGGTCGTCAGGTTATCTTTGATCGAGATGCAGAGAATCTGATGGAGACTATTGATGATTATGGTGTAACTAAAGCACTTATTTGTGCCAAGACTACTAAACAAATCATTGGTCTGATTTCTGAGACTGACTTCTGCAAAGAATTGGAAGATCGTGGTTACTCTTGGATGGTGATTACAAGTCGCACAGGTGCAATTATTGATGGTAAAAAAGTCAATCGTGAGGTATTTTTTGATATTCTAAATGAGTGGGGTAAGGACAACTCTAAGAAGTTTGTTGTCATCCATCACTCTATCATCTGTGAAGGTATTTCGGTTTCTGGTCTTGATGCAGTGATCTTTATGCGCCCTATGGATTATATTGGAATTGCACAATCTGTTGGTCGCATTGTTCGTCTTCACCACGATGATGCTAAAGGTATTGCTGATGGTAAGATTACACCTGGAGCACTTGGTCAATATACCAAATCTTTTGCTCTTTGTGTGATTCCAGTCTACACTTCTGCTGGTATTTCAACTGCTCGCAAAGTTCAAGCAGTTGTTGACACCATCTTCACAAAAGGCGAACCTTGCATTTCTACACTGAACCGATAAGTCGTAGAGTGGGCAGCAACTTGTGTCCTGGCAGATTTAAGTTGCGTAAGTCCCACTTTTATGCTATTATGAATAAATAAGTATAGTCTTGCCAGGACACAAATGTATTACACTTACGCTTATTTGCGGGAAGATAGGACTCCCTATTATATTGGAAAAGGTTCAGGTAGAAGAGCATATTCTCTCAACCATAGAATAAATCTACCACCCAAAGATAGAATACTTATCTTGAAAAAATTTGTAAATGAAAGTGATGCTCTCAAACACGAAATGTATATGATTGCTATTTTTGGCAGGAAAGATTTGGGAACAGGTATTCTTCAGAACTTATCGGAAGGTGGAACTGGTGGAGCTTCTGGATATGTCACAACTCCAGAAGTTCGATCTCTAAGAAGTAAGAGAATGATGGGAAATAAAATATGGAGTGGAAGAACTCATGATAAAGAAGCAAGGGAAAAAGTCAGTAAAGCAAGAAAGGGAAAGAAACTTTCAAACGAACATATTAGCAAGTTGAAAGACTCTCACTCTCTAATGTGGAAGGTAACTTCACCTACAGGAGAAGTTTTGATAATATCTAATTTGACAGAGTGGTGTAGAGCAAATAGTCTCAATCCTTCAGCATTTTATAACTACGGAAAGCATAAAGGATGGAAAGCAGAAAAACATCAAATCTCAAATGAGTCTCACTAAGAACCCTGCCCACCACTGAACCAAAACCCTGATTTTTCTGCAATTTCATGTCACGGACCCCATAGGTCATCCACCGCAACCAAAATGGCACAAAAAGACAAAGTGTATCTCAGAATCTATCAATCTGCAGATAAAAACTATTCATACTCAGACCTTTTTAAAACAGGATTACTATCCAGAATGATAGGACATGGTAGAGAAAATCATGAGTTAAAAGACGGGTCTGTTGTTTTGATTGTCGCCAAATCAAATGACCCTAAAGACCTTTTGCCTCTTCATTTAGGACTGTTCAAAGTCAGAAATCAAAGCATATTTAATCCGTGGAAATCTTATGGAGACTTCATATGTTACGATTGTGATTTGATCGTGGAAAAAACAATAAACCACAACAGTGACGAAGAAACTAGGTTAGGAAGAGTATTTGATGTTGCAAGATCCATAGGAACGGGACATCAAAACAGTGAAAAGACTAGAGAGTTATCTCTCTACATGTTCCTCAATTCTCTTTGAAGGTTATTTCATGAAAGAAGCATTTACAATGTTCAAAGATACCTATGCTGCCATCCCATTTGGCAATCAACTGATGGTAATTCACAATGGCCAGCAACTCAAAGTGTGTAGGACTGAAGCATCAGCAAGAAAGTTCATAGATGCTCATAAAAAAGGTAAGTCACTGGGTAAACTTCCCCTCAATTAAAGTTACTCACCTCTAAAGTGTACCTATAGTGTAAGACGCATCTACCCTATGCCTCGCGCTCGCAAGCAAACCTCTGATGTTGTTGCTGCTCCTGAAGTGTCCGTCCCACAAGTTCTGATTACTCGGGATCAATACTTCCAAGACATCAAGATTCGCTGGCAAATCCATCAGTATGAAGTTAATAAACTTCGTGAAGATGTGGTTAAGTTCACTCAAACTGTTTCTCCTTATGTGAAGCAAGTTGTGAACTTTGTTGAACAACAAATCTCTGCCCGTCGTGTGGCAGTCTGAAAACTGACACAGGAGCACTTGCTTTTATGCTTGTGCTCCTTTATTGTACCTTTGTTCCTAAAAACTCCAATGATCTTCATTACTTCCACCAATCATGGTTGTGTCTACACTCTGTCGCAAGAAGATGGTGATGAATTGTACTACGCTCCCATCTATGCTGATGGTAGTGTAAATCTAGAGGAGTTTGCTCCTGTAGATCTTGATTCCGTGGACATGGATGATATGGAACTTTTTGATATTCGCAATCGCCTGCAGAAACTGGTAGAGGTTTGA